AGTCCTGGGGCGTGGTCCTGCTACGACCTGTATGGCTCAGATCCGTGTCATCAACAAGATGGTGAAGGAGTTGCTTCTGAGTGCCGAACAGGCCAACCGACCTCCGCTTGTGGCGGAAGAGGGCTCCATCCTCTTACCGATCACGGCGGGGAATGGTCAGATACTTTACCACGAAATGGGGACCAGCCCACCACAACCTCTGGTCAGCGGCTCCCAGCCGAACCTGACTCTTGAGATGCTCCGTGACTACCGTGAGCAGATCACGAAGGCTTTCTTTGTTGACCAGATTATTCGGGAGCAGAAGAAGGAACGCCAATCAATTCTGGAGGTTCAGGATGAACGCGGCCAGATGCTCCAACAACTCGGACCCCTCCTTGCTCGCATGGAGAATGAATACCTGAGCCCCTGTATCGAGCAGACGGTGGAGTTCCTCCAGGATCGCAGGGACCCTGTGTTCGACGAAATGCCGACGTCTCTCAATGGTCGGCCTCTTGAAATTATTTACACATCCCCCGCAGCCCATGCCCAATATGCGTCGGGTATCTCCAATATAGCTGGCTTTATGCAGGATATTACTCCGATTGCCCAGCAGGACCCGACGGTTCTGGAAAACCTAGACATGAACGAGTTGTTCGAAGCATACGGTCGTATGCGGAACATTCCGCGACGTGTCGTCAAGACCAAGGAAGCCATGAACCAGGCACGTGAAGCACGCGCTCAGGCTGAAGAACAACAGATGGCGATGCAAGCCGCTCCCGAGATGGCAGGGGCTATGAAGGACATCGCTTCCGCCCGAGCCACTGACCCAGAAGGAATGGGCCAACTTTTGACACTGTAAATGAATAACCCAATAACCCACCTGACAGCCCTCCGCAGACGACAGCAGTTCAAGGAGGACCTCGAATTGATCCTTGAAACACCTCATGGAAAGCGGTTTTTTGAGGCTTTTCTGCGGGACAGCAATGTTACGAGGCCTAAGTTCAACAAGGACCCGATGGAGACCGCTTTCAACGAAGGTAAACGCCATTTGGCCATGAGCTATCTCAATCTACTCGGTCAAGACGACCACTATAACCTAATCCACATACTAGAACAAGAGACCAAGAACCATGAGTGACGAAAACGAAGAAGAAGCCCTTTCGGGGGGTATAGGTGGCGGTGCAACTGCCGCCGACGAAGCAATCACGGAAACCCAGGCCCTGGACTTCTCATCTGAGGACATCTACGGCCAGTTCCGAGCCAGTCTTCCCGAGGACCTTCGGGAGAAAGACTTGTTCAAGAATACGAAGAGCCTTCAATCCCTGGCTGAACAGGCTGTAAATGCACAGTCGGCTCTCGGCAAGAAGCGCCTCCCTGTTCCGCAGGAGGATTGGAAGGATGCAGACTGGGATGACTTCTATACCCAGCTTCGCCCAGAAACCACGGACGGTTACACTACACAGGAGAAATTGTCCCTGACGGTTGAGGACGGCGGCGACGCGAAGGAATACACTTTCGACGAAGCCACCTCAACCAAGCTGAAAGAAGTTGCTCATGGTCTTGGTCTCACGGATCGACAGTTCCAGGGGCTCCAGAAAGTCTGGGCGGAGAATGCGCTTCAGTCCGAAGGTATGCTGGACACCCAGATCAGTCAGCACGTTCAAACCCTGACCAATGAACTCCGCAAGGACTGGGGTAATGACTTCAACATTAACCACCGCTCGGCCAATGAAGCCTACGCTGCATTGAGTTCGGAAATACCCGAACTGGAGGAGCTGATGAACTGGAGCCCAATCGTCGCGAACCATCCTGCGGTGATGAAATTGTTCCACCGCCTTGCTCCCTTGGTCAAGGACATCGGGGCTCCCAGTGGTTCCCATACCCTTGGCGGAAGCGAGACTGTCGCAGGGCTTAAGGCTCAGATCAGGGACTTTGATACCGAGCACAACGAACTTCTCTTTGTTACCGGTGACAAATTGGCCGCCCTTTCCCCTGCTGATAAAAGTAAGCGCGAAAGATTGCTTGCCAAGCGCACAGAGTTGTATCAAAAGTTATACCCAACAGATTAATCTGTTGTGTTGGTTTTCACCTCCCCGAGAAATCGGGGAGGTTTTTTTTGTATCCTCTTGACAAACTTACCTTCAAGCTCTAGGGATCAGTTATTGGGCAGCTCTTCGGAGTCCATGGACAGCTTCAGAAAGCCGATGACCTCGTAAGGTCGAGCGTAGTCCGAAAGGGTAGCTAAGCGAAACAAACGTGGCACCGCCGCATATCGTTAATCTATATCTTTTAATAAAATGCCTGCAAATTCTGTATATAATGGCCAAGGGGCTTCGGCTATCGAAGAAGCCTACGTTCGGCAGTTCCAGGAAGGCTTTGAACAAGCCTACCAACAGGATCAGTCGATCCTCGATCCACTTGTGGATCGTGATACTCAAAAATCCGAGTACAAGAGTTGGCAGCGTATCGGTGAAGCTGAGGAGATGACAGAGGATACCACCCGCTATGGGGACAACCCTGTGTCTGAAATCCCTCACGACAATCGCCGCATCTCGCTGCGCCACTACGAACTCGGCAAATACATTGATCCGAAAGACCTGATGAAGGTTGTCTCTGATCCCTCTAACGCTTACAGCACCGCTCTTCTGAAGTCCGGTAAGCGCAAGCGGGACGACTTCCTTATCGATAAGTATTTCGGTGACGCCTACACCGGTAAGGAAGGTTCTACGGCCGTCGCTTATGCTCGAACATCTGACGACGAGAACGACATAACCATCCGCATCGGTGAACTTAGCAACGGTTCGTCCAACAAAATCTCCGCAACTGCCGGACGCTACACTCTGGTCTCCGGTGACTATGAGGGCGTTTCTGTTGGGGCTAACTTCGATGGGTCCACCGGAACTGCTTCCGGTCTGACTATTGAAAAGCTCAAGGGGCTTCGCACCGCAATGCTTCGTATCGAAGCCATCGAACAGGACGACGTTCTTCCGATGCTGCTCACATCCTACCAGCTGGACGACCTCCTCAAAGAGGACGAAATTATCAACGCCGACTACAGTGTTCGTAAGAACCTTGCTGAGGGTAACGTGACAACCTATATGGGTTATCGTTTCATCCTTTGTGAGCGTCTTCCGCTCTCTAGTGGTTCTGGTGGTGATGAACGTCGCTGCATGGTTTTCACTCCGAAGGCTCTCAAGCTGACGATTGGTGAGGACCTGAAGGGAGATATGTGGAAGGATTCTTCAAAGAAGAACATTCCTTATATGTATTTCAAGCAGTCCATTGGTGCCTCCCGTATGTGGGGTGAAGTGGCCGGAGAAATCCGTTGCCTTGAAAGCTAACCTCAACCGAAAGGAACTAATACAATGGCCGCAATTACATTCGACTATGTAGGGACTGAGCTCACTCAGACCCGTGCCGAGAACCCTTCTCCCCTCCAGCCCATCGAGTCCGGTGCGCGTGTTCGGGTTAAGAAGTTCTCGTATACCGCCGCTGGCGCGGTGGCCTCCGGAAGCCAAATTGAGCTTCTTGAGTTCGCCAAAACCGTAACCATCCTTGGTGGTGCGATCACGAACATCAGCCTCTCCAACTCGGCAACTGCCGATATAGGCTGGACTCCGACCGCATCTCCTGTGGATACCAACGTAAACGTGTTCCTGGACGGCGTCACCGCCGCCACAGTGTTCTCACCTTACCAGGTTACGACCACAGCTGCGACTACCCTCTTCCTCACCACCGGTGTTGGCGCACTTGCCGCCGACGACGTGGTTGAAGGATATGTTCTCTACGTTGAAAACTCGTAGGGTCTCCTGAAACCGGTCCCCCTCCTTTTGGGTTGGGAGGGGGACACTTTTCACCTATGGCTACAAATCTTGATCTGGTAAATCGTGCGCTCCTTGAGCTTGGCAACGCCCGTGTGTTGACCCAGGCTGAATTGGATGCCGCTGACACCTCCCCTGCCAAAGTAATGGCTGCGGCTTATCCGTCTGCTATCTCCGATGTTGTTTCCAGATTCGATTTCTACACAACCCGAAAAGTATCCAGACTCACAAGCACAGGCACACCAACGGATACGGAGTTTGAATACTCCTTTGATATTCCATCCGATCTCGCTTCATTCCGAAAGCTCACCACTACCGAGGGATACCGACTCGATCATCGTTTGGAGGGGACCAAGATCCTCGCTAACGAATCCACAATTTTTCTACACTACAATGTCAAAGTGACCGATATTTCCACGGTTCCCGACTATGTGTTCACCCCTACCGTCTTCTGGCTGGCGCATATTGTAGCGAAGCCAATCACAGGGGAATTATCCGACAGAGATCGGATGCACCAGTATTACAAGGAAGCCTACGCTCACGCCAAAACCAAAGCTTCCCAGGAGGCTGCGCCAGGTTTCATAAAAAACGCAAGCAACTCAACTTTCCTGGCAGCGCACGACGGTTATGGCGACGTATAGTACGGTAAACACAGATTTCACCGGTGGGCTTATGAGCCCACACCTTCGCGGAAGAATTGACATCGATAAATTCAAGAAGGGGCTCCAGCAGATGGAGAACTTTCTTCCATCGATCCAGGGTCCCACACGTTATCGTGAAGGGTTTCAGTGGATCCGTGAGGAGGTGGGCGGCAATATTCGATTAATTGAGTTCACAATCAACAATCAAAGCCGCTTCCTTATTGCGCTGTCCGCCGGACTTCTTCAGGTCTACTCGACCGACGGGACTCTCCTTTACACTCGTGGCGGAGGAGTTGATGTCAACGGAGACCCGGTAGCCGCAGCCGACGAGTTCGGGAACTCAATTACGGTGCCTTATCTGGACGACCAGATAATGAACGTCCGCTATTCCCGCGAAGTGGAGACCATGGTGTTCACGCACCCACTACACCCACCTTATTCACTTACCGCCAATACGATCTACGACGAACTTCAGCTCACTGCTACTTCCGAGTATGTTACTACATCTGGCGTTACCGCCAATATCAATGGAACTTTTCTTAATACGGATGCTGAAACCCTTAACGGGAAGCCCAAGTGGATTCTTTATGACGACCCTGTGGCTCAAACATTGGAGTATTGGTATATCCAATATAATGGAACGGATTGGGAGTTTGTAGTCGCTGCCGGACATCCGACACTTACCGCTGGTCACGTATACTACACCAACACATCTGACGAAGATGATGTTCCGGTATCCGGATGGACTCTTGGAGCAAATGGTGTGGATATTGCCGACATCCCAACCATTACCGAAGGTCAATCGAATCTACAGGACTCATCTAACACCCCACTTTACGCAGGAGCCGTGGGTTCCGAAGGCCTTTATCCTTGGCAGTTTGAGCAGATCAAGTTCACTTCCCACCCCTTTCAGAAAATAGACCGGACGGATACCATTCTAACCATCAGCAATGAAGATGAGCGGATTCGGTTAATATCGACCGCTTCGGATTGGTCATCTCTTAGCGCCGTAGATTTAGACGCCAATGAGTGGTATACAGAATACAAGTTTGGAAACCAGTATGGCCTTGCTCGTATTCGTGAGTATGTCTCCGATTCAGAAGTCCTGGTGGACCCCGTGGAGTCCGTGGTCAATATTGAAGACCCCTCTGTTCGGCTGGCCGCAATTATCGGAGACGAAACCAACGCCCCATGGACCGATCGTGATGGAGTCCCTGACGGAGATGTTCACGTCCGTGCCGACGCCCTGATCTTCCGCACATCAAACATCGGTTCCTGGATACGAATTGGCGGGGATCGGTTATTTACCAATGTTTGTGACCCAGTGGATTCCGCAGCATACAACTCTCAAGATGGAGAAATTCGATGGGCTCAGATTACTGATTACCGAGGGGTTGAGGATCACCCTGTTGAGTTCCTCTACGACGAGTTGAATAGCGGGGATCTGGATTCGGGGACTGTCTATGAGATATATGATTGGGGTAACACAATAACCGCAATAAGTGTAATGGATGGTTCCGGATTAAAGGAGGTCTCAGACAGGTCCGCCTTTGTTAGAAAAGATGTTGGCACACCCCGGTTCACAATGAACGCTTTTGCTATTAGTGGGGGGACAGCTAACGGAAGCACAACACTTACCGAACCTGTTGGGGCTGTGACCTCTACAGATATGATTATCGCCAATATGTCCACACAACGTCAGTTCGATGTGGTTGAAGTGGATTCTTCTACTATACGGTCGAGCGCATCCAACCTCATAGTCCCATCCGGAGATGTCTCGGTTTACGATCTCACCAATGACCCTGAACAGTTTGAGACGACCCCTGGGAACCTTGCTTACCACACAGCAACGGTCACATCTTCCCGAATCTTCTTCGATGACACACGGGATAGTGGAAGGTTCCTTCTTGGAGAATTGGTCGATAAGTGGGTACTTCTTCGGATTAACGGTAACAGCCTGTTCCCTTACTCTGCGGAAGTGG